CTCAACTAGCTTAACAAAGGTATCGTTGGGTTTGATGATGATGTCTCGCCCTAAACGTGAGCCAGCTGTAATATCAAACATATCGTACACTAAATAGTTGTCTATAACCTCTTCAAACCCCAAATTGGCAGAGTTTTCTAAGTCAAAAACATGCAGAGTTTTAAAGTTTATTAATACCTTGGTGTTTCCTCTGGTGATGATTTTGAGTTGTTTGTTTTCCAGGCCAAGTGTCTGGACTTCAAAGGGAATCGGCAACAGTGATTTGATCCCCAACTCAAAGATTCCATTATACCAGTTGTGTTTGATGTCTTGGTATCCAACAAAGTGGTGGAAGGGTCGCTGGTCGCTATTCACAATGAGGTGATGGCCATGTTCCCGCGCAAACGAAACCGCCTCCTCTCGCCATCCAAGGACTACGTTGTCGAAGGTGTATTCAAGAGGAGGCAGTTTCATCATAGTGCTAGTATAGCACCGATGATTGGTTAGGTCAAGGGATTATTTATTTAGCGTGCTCCGCCGGGGGAGGGGTCGAGGAAGCCGTCATCATACTCGGAGTAGTCCTCCCACCCCATATCGCTAGTAACACTATCATAGACAGAATAGGCGACGAAGGCCGTCAGGGCCCCGGCTGCGACGAGCATCCCGACTTTCTTAAGAATGCGACCTGCAGTTTCTCCGCCGCGGCGGATCGCCTTCTTGATTGTTTCAAGAGCTTCCACTTTCTCCGGGTTTTGCTCAAGGTATTTCTTAACCTCAGCAGCTGCAGCATCCCCTCCTTTTTTAACAAGTTGGGCGCCCTTGGCAGTAGCTGTAAGGGCGTTTCCCAGCGCTACAAATCCCAACTGGGCCGCTGGTGTCAGCTCGGTAAAGCCCTTAGCGGCGGCTTCGCCTCCGGATCCCTGGCTAAGTTTGGCGGCAAGAGATTTTCGTGTAATAGGCAGATCCATAAGCTCGGGTGGCTGGGATTCTTCTAGGGAGCCCTCGGACAATATGTCCAGGGCTTGCAATACGTCGGAGGGAAGACCCTCATCTTGTTCTTCTGTCAAGAACTTGCGCCAACTTTCTGTGATTAGCTGGTGCTCTTTAAAACTAGAATACTTCTTTGTCATCTCAATATCTCCGTCGACGTATTATAAATAGTCTAGCTATCCGTTAAAATGCCAATTACGTGATTCTCTTTAATCACTGTATAGGTCTCGCCGTTGTGCTGGATGTCGCGGAGCATGTGTGCTTCCACAACAATCTGCAATCCAGCTCCCCATAGGGTTCCGCTGTCACCTGAGCAGTTGACTACTTCAACCACCGCAAATGGGCTCTCTACTGCACGGTAGTCCTGGGGTAGCAGGATACCGCTATCTTCTGTGTCTGTGTCCTCGACGGTTTGTACCGTGAGGTAGTTATTTACTGGTGTTAGTGTCATCTTATCTCCTTTATCCACACTTAGCATATCCGCACGCTGTGCAGGTTACGCATCCTTCTACATAAATCAGGTTAGGCTCGTTGCATTCGCTACAGGTCTTCTCTGTAGCTTCTTGTCCGTCTGGAATGTAGTTCTTCAGGACTCGGGCAACGCACTTCGCGAAACTGAACATGTCCGAATCACGATCCTTCTGCAGTTGCTCAACCACATATTGAATATTTGCACCATGGCGCAGTCCCAGCGAAATCATTCGAGTGAAAGCACTGTGGTTGGCGTTATCAAATACCTTGACCAAATCCTTAATAATGATTGTATCACCATTTGTCCCAACGCGCAAGTCATAAATAGAATTCATTGACTTACGGGGGTTCTTGATGAGGATACCCTTGGCTTTATCCCGGGGGATCTCAATCAGGTTAGAAAGTCCACCCATAACCTCATATGGTTTCCCATCCATGATGCCTACCATAATAACCCACTTCTCGCCTTTGATGGTGGCGTGATGAATATTGCAATCAAGCTCAATGGGTCGCTTGGGGGCCCTGTGCTGAGGGAAAGTACTATCCTCCTCTTTCTCTGTGATTAATACACCAGAGCGGGAACCGTCGACATATACTGTGATACCCTTAAGTCCTTGTCTCCACCCTTCCATATAGAGTCGCCCCACCAGTTCGGGCTTAGTGCCCTTGGGCAAGTTAATAGTTGAGCTAATACTATGATCTATAGATCGCTGAATAGCTGCCTGGACGGACACTCGCTGTTCCCAGTTAATGCTGTCCGATTCTACGAAGAAAGCCGGGATGTCTGCTTGATCTGTAAGGGCTAAATATTCCTGCACGTTATGGTGATGCACTGTGTATTCTACCCAACGGTCTCCGAGTTCATCTACGTGATCGGCATCTAGGTGTTGCTCATCGTGTGAGAGCTTACGGCGCCTGATATAGGAGTTCCTAAAGACTGGTTCTAGACCCGAAGAGGTCTGTGACATAATAGAGACAGACCCGGTTGGCGCATTGGTCAGAATAGAAATATTGCGGCGGCCGTGTTGGGCGATCAGCTCTCTAATGGACTGGGGCAGTCTCTGGATGAACTCATTACTTTCTTCCACGGACCAATCAAAGGCCGGAAATGCTCCGCGCTCTTGTGCAAGATAGACACTTTCCTCATAGGCTGCGTTGCGTAACGTCTCATAGATCTTCTCAATGATTGGAAGAGCTTCGGCACTATCGTATGCCAGATTTAAGCATGCGATAGCATCAGCAAGCCCGTGTGTCCCGAGACCTGTACGGCGACCCTTATATGCTGCTTGATAGAGTTTGGTCCACAACTCCTTTTCGTCATCCGAATCGGCAACCTTTCGAATATTCTCTAGCTTCTCTAGCTCCAATTCCACAAGGTTATCGGAAAGACGCATGCCAACTGCAGCCACCTCCTCTAGTTTGCCAAAATCGAATTCGGCTTCAGGACTAAAGGAGTTTCGGACCATACTCTTGAGGTTCAACGAAATGAGGCGACAACTATCATATGCTGATAAAGGGATTTCCCCACATGGATTGGTGGTCTTCGTCTTGAAATCGGCATATTCATGGGCGGGTAGATTCTTGGTGATGTTATCCCACATAAGGAGTCCGGGCTCTGCCGTGGTGGTGGCTGATTCCACAATTGCACCCCATAGGGTAGCTGCGTCGACTTGGCTTATATGCGTGGGACTCTCTGCTTCCACTGGGAACTGAAGGGTGAACATTTCTCCCTTTTCGACCGCTTCCATAAACTCATCCGTGATCTTAACAGATACGTTAGCGCCTGTTACCTTAGTAAGGTCATGTTTCATCTTAACGAACTGCTCGATGTCAGGGTGACGGATGTCCATAGAGATCATCAGAGCGCCGCGGCGTCCGTTCTGTCCGATCATACGACAAACGTATGAATAGAAATCAGCAAAACTCCAAGCCCCAGTAGTAGTCCGAGCAGAGTTGTTAACGGGAGCACCCTCGGGACGCAGATCAGAAATATCAAGCCCAACGCCACAACGACGTTTAAACAAGTTAGCAAGGTCTTTCCCAGCGTCCATAATGGACGAAACACTATCCTGTGGATTGTCGACAACCACACAGTTTGATAAAGATACATTAACATAATCATTTCCAATCCCCATCATGGGCGAACCCTGCGGCACGATGTATTTGAAGTCCTTGAGGAAACCATAGATTTCATCTTCACTTAGAGCGCTGATACTCTCTGAACTAAACTTTGTTTCCATCCGTGCGAACTCGGCGGCAATGCGCCGATGCATGTCGTCAGGAGTCTTCTCAGCAAAGTTACCTTTTTCATCCCGCAAGCAATACTTGGTCATAAACACATTTGTGGCTAATTCGTCGCCACCAAAGTAGGCTAAAGTTGCCTCTCTCACATCGGTCTCGCTATACATCTCTATGCTCCGTTCGTCTTTTTAAATTTCTTATACTTCTCGACTAGATTCTCTTTTTGTTTCTTCATGCTGACTTCAATAAACTCGTCTTCGGCTTGGGGTTCTAGGACCTTAATCTTAACACTTGCGGTGTCCATCATTAAGGGAAATACGAGTCCATCTGGACCATTACGGTTTTTGGCAATAAACATGCGTCCGCCATTGGTCGTTTTGTCTTCCACTGTTCGCGAAATACTAAATATAAAGTCTGCAACAAAGCACTTGTTAAATGCCTCTGAAATAGATTCCATTGTGATCACCTCGGCATTAAGCCCTGATCTATTGGTCTGTGATGCTGTCCAGACTGGCGCTTCATACTCGGTCGCCAGCCCTCTTAGTTCTTCATATATAGATTCCAGCTCGTTTCGCTTTTCCTTCTGGTAGCGGACTGGGCGCAGGAGATCTCCATAATCGATGATGATCATATCTACTTCAATGTTGCGCATGCGTAGCTTCTCTAGGTGATTTCGGATGGTTTGAGTACTTGCACTCTTCGTAGGATACTCCTTAACGATAAGGCGCCCCTCCACATCCTGAACTTCTTCATAGATTTTCTCACGATAAGACATGAGTTGTTGCAGCGGAATTTGAGTCAGACAAGAGTCATAACGGGAGGCTACTACCGTATCTTGGAGTTCCAGCGTATAATGGACAACTGTCTTGCCTTCCTTGAGCGCCTGGGTGCCTAGGTGTACCAAGGCCATTGATTTACCTGCTCCAGTTGGAGCGATGACAACGCCGAGTTCTTTCTGCCCTAAGCCACCCTTACACAAATCATCAATATGCTCCCACCCTGTTGTGATTGGGTTCCTAAAGCGTGGCTTAAATCGTTCTTCAAAGTCTTTCTTCCAGTCATAGCCCTCGTCGCCATCCAGACCCAGCTTGAGTGAGTCATTAATAACTTGAGAGATCTCATCAAACGATGAGGACTGGAGAAGCCCGATGGACTTGACCATAGCGGTCTTTAGGTTCTGCTTCTTACAGAAATCCAAGGAAACGTCCTTGATATATTCCATATCGGTCTGATGATTTACTTGACTTCGGACATAGAACTCTCGCGTTTGTTTGGCGGTCAGTTCATTCTCGTCGTCCAGCTCAGAGCGCAGGATTGTCTTCATAATATCGCGGGATGGATGTACACCATACTTCTTACGATATTTAAATACCTTATTTAAGAATAGTTTTAGATAGTTAAGCTCTAGAAAATTGACATCTAGTACTTCCTCGATTTGATCAGCGAATCCACGATCATCCAAAATGACCATGCAAAGCTTTTCTTGAAATGATTTCCCGTACTTCGCGAAGTTGACAGGTTCGGTGTTGATTTTCATTGCTTCCCTCATTATCTAATTGTACTACTTTGCGAGGGCTTTGTCAACACAAATCCGGTTCATTATCGCATGTAAATCATCCCAGTTGAAGACACCAAAGCCGTCCTGGTTCATCATGCGAATAATCTCTGTTTTATTGTAATCGTATTCAAAGTTATCTAGGGCGTAATGCACCTTGTCTCGGCACTGCAAAGAGATTGCCGGGGCGTACAGTTGCATCAACTTGTAGTTCCCTATAATTACATCTCGATGTTCTAAAACGTTCGTGAAAAACTTAGCTTTCGATGGAGTTTCGGAACAGAATTCAAAAATCTCCTGCAATGTCGCGTCTTTATCTTCTTTCAGAAAATTCAAGTTTTTTGCGATACTTTTAAGACCAGCTCGTGGAAC